GAAGAAGTCCTCTTTGCTCTCTCAGAGAGTGGTAATAACGTCTACTATGCTGCTGCTTGGGCTGCTAGGGCTATCTCCTCTAAGTTCTCTCGGAGGGTCACGACAAGTCTAGATGGCTCTCTCAGTGCTAACTACAGTGACCTTGCCAAGCAGTATAAAGTCCTTGCTGATGACCTTGAGTATCAGGGTAAGACCTCTGGTGCTGTCATTGGTGTACTAGCTGGCGGTATCACCAAGTCTGGTATTCAGGCTGTTCGTTCTAACACCAATCGTATCGAAGGTTCCTTCCGTAGAGATCGCTTCAAGAACCCTCCAAGTTACGACACACCAGAGTATGAATGAGGAGCTAGAGCATGACCTTCCGCTCCTTTGACCTGTTTAATCTAGTGCGTGACTTTGGGGAAGACCTAACTCTGCGTAAGATTACCTCTGACGGTTCTTACGACCCCACCACAGGTTCTGTCAATGGGTCTGTCACAACGGACTACACTGTCCTTGGTTACTTCTACAACTACGAGACCCTCAACGTAGATCAGATACGCAAGGGGACACGAAAGTGTGTGATCTCAGCCCTATCTAATGTAGAGCCTGATGAAGACGACCAACTGCTAGGTAATGGGGATGCTGTATCCATTGTCTCTGTATCTACAATCTTTTCTGATGGTGTCGCTATCTGCTACATTTGTCATGTAAAGGAGTAGGCCATTGGAGTTTAGAACTAAGGTAAACAAGAAGTCGGTCTCAGGTAAACTAGATGCCGCTGCAAGTGAAATCGAGGGTGAGGTTAAGGATTACCTTAAACGCATAGCTGACTCACTAATAGGCGAAGACCCAAGAGAGGGCGGCATAGGCGCAGGCTCACCCGTCGATACAGGGGCTTATATCACGTCCCACAGTTTTCAACCTACTGGTGATAGGGGTGGCCGCTCAAGGAGTTCTACCAATAAGCCCAAGAACCAAAGCTGGTCGCAAAAGGCTGAAGAGGCTAGGTCTAACTTGTATGCTGATATTGAAGCCGCTGACGTTACAGAGGAAAGGGCTGGCATTTTTAGAAACCGTGCGCCTCATGCGGCAGCGGTAGAAAGTAAACACCTCGTTTACGCAAAAGTAAAAGACAGGTTCAGGTAATGGCTAGTATCTATGATGACATTCGAGCTGCCCTTGAGGTTAAACTAGGTTCTATCACTGATGTCCCTTCTATCGGTTGGGAGAACTTACAGTTTAGTCCCACGACTGGTCAGCCTTACCTAAAACCCCGACTAATTCCCACTCGTAGAGAACCTGCTGTCCGTGGCATTAACCCACAGATGTACTACCAAGGTATCTTTAGAATTGAGTGTTATGTCCCTGAAGGTGTCGGTCCTGCCGCTGGTGACGATCTTGCCGACAAGATTATGGAAGCCTTTGAAGCCACGACAGACGTAAGTCAAGCTGGCACTATCGTATCCATCCGTTATGCCGAAAGAGAACAGGCAGAGATTGATGGACCCTTTTACATGATACCAGTTAATATCGGCTGGTATATTTATAAATAATCCCCATAGGAGAAACAACATGGCCTTTGCACAGGGTTCGCGCTCCAGCTTGTCGTACATCGTAGAAGCTACGTTTGGCACTACACCCGCTGGTAACTTTACTAACCTCCCTTTCAGCACTCACTCTTTGAACCTCACTAAAGACCGTGTAGCTGGTAACGACATCCAAGCTGACCGTATGCCTCGTGTGGACCGTCATGGTAACCGTCAAGTAGCAGGTGACATTGCTGTTGATCTTCGTGATGCTGACTATGACGACTTCCTTGAATCAGCTCTGCTTAACACTTTCTCGACTAACGCCCTGAAGGTTGGCGTTACCCCTAAGTTCTTCTCCATCGAAGACTATGCCGCTGACATTGACCAAGCCCGTGTGTTCACAGGTTGTTCGGTTTCTTCGATGGCTATTTCCCTCGCCCCCAACCAGATGGTTACGACTACCTTCTCGATGGTTGGTAAGGACATGACCATCAGTGGCACACAGAAGACACAGGACGCTGCCTCAGGCGCTGCTCCCTTCGATGCCTACTCTGGTGACATTGCTATCGGTAACGTGGCCTCTAGCTCCGCTGTAGCCATTGTGACGGGCCTTGACTTCACCTTGAACAACTCTTTCGCACCCACCTTCGTTATTGGTGACGACAGTGCGCCTTCTCTGGAATATGGTCGTGCGGAGATTGAGGGGACTATCACCGCATACTTCGAGGATGCAGCCCTGATTACCCGCTTCCTGAATGAGACTGAAAGCGAACTGGAAGTGTCTGTGAATGACCCAACTGGTGCTAACGCTTACACATTCCTGTTCCCCCGCATTAAGATTAACTCTGCTGACGTTGGTGTCGATGGCCCAACTAGCCGTATCATCAGCATGTCTTTCGTTGCTCTCTATGATGCAACTGAAGGCACAAACCTGAAGATCACACGTCCAGCAGTGTAAACAGATACCTAGCTGCTATAGCATCGGCCTCACGGCCTTAGGTAGGGGAGGCTCTGGTCGTCGGGTCTAGGGTCTCCCCACTTATACTACCCGATAAACCCCGACATAACCCACAAACAAAGGAAATCCCGATGGACCTTATGAACCTTAAGCCTACCAGTGACACTGTTGAAGTTAAACTGGTGCATCCCAATACTGGCGACCAACTGAAGAACGACGACAAGACTGATATGACTATCACTGTCTACGCAAGCCATTCCAAAGAGTATAAATCTGTAATGCACGAACAGACAAACAAGCGTCTGAAGGCTATGCAGTCAGGTAAGAATAAAGACTTTACCTCTCAGGATATGGAAGAAGCTACTCTTACGTTGCTCTCTAAGATTACAGCTAGTTGGGATATTACCTATGGTGGTGAGAAACCCAAACTTACTGTCGCTAAGGCTAGAGAATTATACGATCAGGTGTTCTGGATTAAAGATCAGATTGAGGGAGCGTTAGCTGACTCTCTGGATTTTACGAAAGCCTAACTTGTCAGTTATGTGAGTGGGCTGAACATCAGTTCAAACTCAACAGGCCTGATAAGGATGGCATTTCAGAACGAGAACATCTTGAACAAGTAGAGAGGCAGATTGGACGTAGACCTGAAGCATTGGAACCCCCGACAGATTTTCCACAGCTTATGTCTCACGTCTGGTCTGCCTTTATTACTTTAAGCAACAGCAGAACACAAGGCTTTTCTGGCCCCAACCCGATAACATACGAACAAATCAAAGCATGGAAAGAACTGACTGAGACGCCTGTAGAACCTCGTGAGATTGAGGCTATAAAGCGTGTTGATACAGTTTATATGAGGGTAGCGAATGGCTGACTTAGCAATTATTGTAGACACTAAATCACTTGTTGACGCTAAGAACAAACTCACTGCTTTTCAAAACCAGATGGGTAAGACTAACTCTGTCTTGGGGTTGAGCCGTGCGCTAGGTTCAGTTGAAAGAAACGTAGAAGAACTTATTAAGGCCCAAGCTAAGGGCCAACTTAGTTCTCGGTCTTTTCAGCAGGGTCTACTTGAGCAGAGAAAAGCCCTTGAAGCTATGGGTATGTCTTCGTACATGGCTAGGCAAAGGGTGGAGCAACTTGCTGCTGCACTGAGGAACCAACAGGCGGCTAGGGTTGCTGCTCAGGCTGCTGATGAGGCCGCAAGGGCCACTAAAAGGCTTGCTGATAGACAGTTGGAACTCCGTATGCGGTTCCAAGAGGGCTACGCTAATTTTACTCGTCAGCGTGAAGCTATGCGTAGTCTCAGGGAAGCCTACCGCTCTGGCATAATCACCCTACAGCAGTATGAAGCACAACTAGCTAGGATTAGAACAGCTAACCAAGGTAACGTAAGGGGAACTAATAACCTTGGTGTAGCCATGCAGCAGACGGGTTATCAGGTTGGTGACTTCATGGTGCAAATCCAAGGCGGGACAAACCCAATGGTTGCTTTTGGCCAGCAGGCTACTCAGCTTGTCGGGGTACTTTACTTGATGCCGCCAGCAATGCTAGCAGTTTCGAGATCTATCATGGGCATTTCTGTCTCGGTAGGGTTTCTCGTGATGAGCCTTGGTATCATTATCCCTATTGCAACCGCTATTGGCGCATACTTTATGCGAATGAGTGGCTCATCTAAAACCCTCAGCCAGAGACTAGATGAAGTAACCTCGTCGTCGGATAAACTAAAAGAAACATTTGAGCTTCTTAACGACCAAGAATTAGGGTTGAAGTTTGGCAACTTGACTGATGAAGTTAGGTCGCTGAGTTCTGCAATGCTAACCCTTGATAGTAACGCTCAACTAAAGAATTTCTCGGCCTTTCTGGATAAAGCTGAAGGTGCTGCTAATGCTGGTTTTTTGGATAAATACTCTAGTTGGGTGGTAAACCTCTCTACGTTTGGACGTTTTGGTACGTCTGAGGCAGAGCTGGACGAGGCAACTTTTGCTGAGTTAGGTTATGGTATTGGTAGGCAACAATACTTGGGCTACATTGATGGCCTAAAATCGGCTGCTAATCAGGGCAACAGAGAACAAATTGTAGAGTTGTTTGATAACCTTATAAGCTCTCTTGGTAGCAACGTCACCCCAGCGGGATACCTTCTGGCTGACCAGATGAGAAAAATAGCCCTTTCTGTTGCTGAGATCACTGCGGAAATGAATGGCACAGCTGAAGCGGATAGGGTAGCTGCCCACCTAGAAGAAAAACGTGTAGAATCTATCAAGCTCTACTACGACAACCTAAAAAAAGTAAGCGACCTCCAGCAAGAGCGCAAAGCTGGCGTTCAAGAAATTCTTGATGCTGTTGACGCTGAGAAGAAGTCTATGTCTGACATTCTCGGCCTTAACGAGTTGATCCTTCAGTTTGGAAAAGACTCTGCACAGGTTAAGGCAAAAGAAGCTGCGATTGCAAGGGAGCAATACAGGCTTGAGCAAATTAACGCCCAGATTAAGGGCAACCACTTAATTGATGCTATGGCCCTGTACGATGCTAATGTGGGCGTAACGGATGCAATTTCCGACTCTGAGCAAAAAGCAAAAGGTTTAGCTGAGGCTTTAAAAGATGCAGCTTCGGCAATGTCAGACCTGCAAAACACGGGAGACCTTGACGCTAAGTTGGCAGGTCTGGTCGCAAGACTTGATGCTGTTAGAACAGGTGCTAATGAGGCTGCTGCTGGACTTGTTGCAACGGAGACAGCTAAGGCTCAAGCTAGTCTAGATGCCGCCCTTACTGGTGGTAACGATGCCATAATAAGAGATGCTCAGATTGCTTACACTGCTAGACTGGGGTTAATCAACGCGATTGGCGTAACAACAACTGCACTGGGAGACGAAAAAGAAGCCAACAGGGGATCTAATAAAAAAGGTACGACATCTGAAACTGGTCAAGAAGCTCTCGACAAGTTGGTGCGACAGACAGAGAGTAGACGTAGGCTGGTTGACCTGACTGAGGAACAAGTACGTTACGAAGAGCTGCTGTTCAAAATTCAGGAGACTAGTGCTGGTAAGCGTGACCCCCTGTCTCAAAAAGAACTTGAAGTCGCAGCTAAGAAAATCTACCTCATAGAAGAACAAACTCGCGTTATTGAAGAGCAGAATAAAGTACAGGAAGCTCTTGCAAGCACCATAGAAAACTCTATGGAAAATGCTTTCATGTCGATGGTTGATGGTACTAAGAAAGCTAAAGACGCCTTTAGGGATATGGCTGCTGACATCATCAAAGAACTCTACAGAGTACTTGTAGTAAAACGTATGGTTTCTGCTATTACATCTTTCTTGGGTTTCGCTGATGGGGGTACCTTCTCTGGTGGCTCTCAAATCCAAGCCTATGCCAATGGTGGTGTCGTTGGTGGACCCACAACCTTCCCTATGGCTGGTGGTAAGACTGGCCTCATGGGTGAAGCTGGTCCTGAAGCTATCATGCCACTAAAGCGTGGTGCTAATGGTAAGCTGGGTGTTCAGATGGAAGGTGGTGGTGGAGACACTATTGTCGTCAACCAATCGTTTAACTTCCAAGCCAATGGTGACGACAGTGTAAAGAGGATTATCGCACAAGCTGCACCTCAGATCGCACAGATGACCAAGAAGTCTATGATTGATGATCGTCGTCGTGGTGGACAAATGAAAGCTACTTTCGGGTAATAGGGAAAGATACTAATAGATGGCACTCACATACCCACTAAATCAACCAACCACTATTGGTATCGAAAGTATTGAGTTACGGGCTGTAAATGCTGTAGCTGTCTCTCAGTCTCCTTTCACCTATAAGCAGCAAGTTATTTCTCACGGAGGGCAGAAGTGGGAAGCCTCAGTTACTATCCCTTCTGTCCGCCGTGACTTAGCTGCTGAGTGGAAAGCTATGCTAGTAGGTCTTAAGGGACAGACTGGCACTTTCCTACTAGGAGACCCTGACTATGCGACACCAAGGGGTGATGTAAGCTCTTGCACACTTACTGGGGTAACTGGCGATGAGACTGTTACTGTCGTTATGACTGGGACACTAAAGGCTGGTGACTATATTCAGCTAGGGGGAGGTTCCTCTGCTAAACTACATCAGGTTCTTGCTGACAAGACTGGTAATGGTTCCCTAGAGATTTGGCCTGCATTAAGGGATGACTATACAGGTGCCACGGTAGTGCTTGATTCCCCCAAGGGCGTCTTTAGGTTGGCTACTAACCTCACATCTTGGTCTATCAACAATGCTTCTTTCTATGGTATCTCCTTTGAGGCTGTAGAAGTTATAACGTAAGGATAAGATATGTCAAGAGACCTGACCTCTGCCACAATCACTAACATATCAGAAGCCACAGTCTACCCATTCTTTGCTATTGAACTTAACTTTGACAGTGAGATACTGCGGTTGTGGACTGGTCAAGGCACACTTACACTACCTGATACGACACAGTGGATTGGCACAGGAACCTTACTTGACATCTCCGCTATTGAAGAGACCGCTGAAATGGCTGTCAGAGGCGCTACACTGACCTTGAGTGGTATCCCCTCGGAAATACTCTCACTAGCCCTCAGTGAGCCTTATCAGGGCCGTGTGTGCAACATCTACTTCGGAACATTCACTGGTGGTGACTTGACTACGGCACCTAGTAACTTCGATCAGATTTTCTCTGGTTATATGGACCAGATGAACATTCAAGATGGTCCTGAGACAGCTACTATTGAACTGAAGGTAGAGAACAAGCTAGTTGACTTAGAAAGGGCTAGGGTTGCTCGCTTTACATCTGGGTATCAGAAGTCTATCTACCCTAGCGACAAGGGGTTGGACTTCGTAGAAAGCCTTCAAGACAGAGAGATATTCTGGGGTCGCAATGCTGTCAGTTAAATACCAACAAGAGTTCCTTTCTCAATTCAAGAGTGATGCTCAAGAGTTGCTGGAACAAGATTGGGATGAGATTGAGCATAAGAAAGACCTGCGTAAGTTAAACCCAGATTGGTCTATCTACGAGTTACTAGAGAAGCAGGGTCAGTTGTATATCTTTACTTGTAGGGATGACCTAAAGCTGGTCGGTTATTTTGTCGTTATCATCACACCTAACCTACACTCTAAGGGAGACACCCTTGCTGTAGCTGATGTGATCTATCTGGACAAAGAGTATAGGTCAGGTCTGTTGGGCTACAAGCTGTTCTTGTTCGCTGAGTCTTGCATCAGAGATGATGGCTACAAGACCTTACAGGTAACGACAACAGAAATGAACCCGATAGACCCGCTAATGCTAAAGCTGGGCTATAGCAAGGTAGAAACTAAGTTCGAGAAGGTGTTATAAATGGCTGTCTTTACCGCTCTTAGTGTTGCTGTCGCTACATTTGCCAATGGTGCCACTTTTTTTAATGCCTTTGCTACATTCATCTCTGCCGCTGGTTTTACTGGACAGCTCCTGCTGAGTGCTGCTACTAGCCTTGTTCTTAATGCCCTGACACCTAAGCCTTCTGCTAGTGGTGGGGCTAATGGGGCTAACAGGGGCTATCAGGTAAACTCTAGGGGTGCTGCACTAGACCACCAGATCATCTATGGTAAGGTCCGTGTTGGTGGTGCTGTTGTCTATGATGATGCAACGGGCGTAAACAATAAGTTCCTGCATCGTATCATTGCTGTTGCTGGTCACGAAGTACAGTCCTTTGATCGTATCTACATTAACGACAGCTACATTGACTTCGGTGACATTGCTGGTGATGGTAACATCCCTTCTGTCGTTGACCCTGACGGTAGCACATCAACCAGATACAATGATAAAATCCGTATTCAGTTTGGCTATGGTACACCTACCCAGCCAGCTAATGCCGCTCTTGTGTCTGAATCACCTAACTGGACTGCACAGCATACCCTGAGTGGTATTGCCTATATGTATGTCCGACTGGCCTTCGATGCTGATGTGTTCCCTAATGGTATCCCCACGATCACTGCTGAAGTAAAAGGTAAGAAGGTCTATGACCCTCGTACTACCACGACAGTGTGGTCTGATAACCCAGCCCTGTGCTTGCGTGATTACCTTACGTCCAAGTACGGTGTCAATGAGGATGCAGATAACATTGATGATACGCTAGTTACTGCTGCTGCTAATGTTTGTGACCAGACTATCTCAGGTCTAGCTAGGTACACTTGTAATGGTGCCTTCACTACTGGTTCTACTCCTTACGATTTGTTGCAGAGTGTCCTAACCTCTATGGGTGGGACTATGTGGTATGCTCAGGGTAAGTGGCGTATGAAGCCTGCTTACTGGACGACACCAGTGATGGACTTGAACGAAGATGACTTCCGTTCTAGTGTCGGTGTAAGCACACGTCATTCCCGTAGGGACAACTTCAATGTCGTTAAGGGAACCTTCCGTGGTGCAGAAACTAACTGGCAGGTCACAGACTACCCACAAGTAACTAACGCTGCTTTTGTCACTGTTGACGGTGGTCAGGAGTCTGTTGTTGATGTGAACCTTGCTTTCACTGATAACTCTATTGAAGCAAGAAGACTAGCTAGGGTAGCCCTAGAAGCCAGCAGACAACAGCTTACGATCAGTGCATCCTTTGGCCTGAGAACCTTGGCCCTTCAGGTTGGCGACAATGTGAGGGTTACCAACACTAGGTTTGGTTGGGTCAACAAAGAGTTCACTGTTATGTCGTGGAGCTTTGGTCTCGCTGATCAGTATGACCTTCAGGTGAACATGATCCTGCAAGAGACTGCTGAGAGTATCTTTGATGAAGTTGACGATGGCATTGTTTACGAGAGAGATAACACAGAGTTGTTGTCGCCCTTCTCTGTTCCATCAGTGGGTCTGTCTGCTAAAGTAAGGTTGCAGGTTCTTAAGGAGAAGCTAACTAACATTGTGGCTATCACAGTAAGTTCAGGTTCGCCTGAGCGTATTGACTCGGTAGAAGTCCAGTTTAAGAAGGCTGAGGATAGTGTTTACATTAGCCTTGGGACAGGTGAACTTGGCGTCTTTGAGGCTATCGACTTAGACGATGGTCTATATGACTTCAGGGCTAGGGCTATCAACACTCTTGGTGTCAAGGGTGAGTTTGAGTTCTTGCCTAACATCCAAGCTGAAGGTCTTGCAGAACCACCAAGCACACCAACGGGTCTTATCGCTGAGGTGTCTGGTGACAGCACTACCTTAGAGTGGACACCCGTAGCTGATCTTGACTTGTCGTTCTACCGCATCAGACACGCTGTAGAGACCTCTGGGGCCACTTGGGCCAATGCCACTACCGCTATTGATAAGGTGCCACGTCCAGCCTCCTCTGTGACCCTACCGGCCCGTAGTGGGACTTACATGATTAGGTCTTACGATAAGGGACAGATTGCCTCAGAGGGTGTCGCTAGTGTTGTCGTCACTGAGGGTCAATTACCTTCCTTCACGAATACACTAACACAGACTGAAGACCCTACCTTCTCAGGGACAAAGACTGGTTGTAGTGTAAACGGTAGTGACTACCTTGAGATTACAGACCCATCTGTAGGTCCATCAGAAGCTACCTACGACTTTTCTACCTACATTGACACTACGACAGTACATAGGGTTAAGGCAAGGGTAGATGCTGCTATACTCAGGGTCAACGAGGCTGGCGATACTTTTGAGGATTTAACTGGTAACTTTGACGACCTAACAGGTTTGTTTGATGATCTGTCTGGAGAACAGAACTTTGCTGACACTAACGTAGAGTTCTTTATATCAACGACAGGTGATGACCCTGCTGGCACACCCACTTGGAGTGCATACCAGAGGTTTAGGGTTGGTTACTTTTCTGGTCGGGCTTTCCGCTTCAGGGCTGTATTAAAGAGTTCCTCTAATAATGTAACGCCCAACATCACAGACCTTAGCGCAACAGTGGAGTATAACTAATGTCGCAAAACAACTATACCATTGGTAACCAAACTACCCCATCGTTCAGGGCTGACTTGAATAGTGCTTTACAAGCCCTTGCTAGTAATTCTTCTGGGACTACAGAACCTGACACGACTTATGCCAATATGCTCTGGTATGACACGGCGGCGAACATCCTCAAGATGCGGTCTGAAGCAGACGATGCTTGGATTAGGATTGGCGTCTTGAACCAATCAACCAGTAAGTTTGAGGTTGAGGACTACCTTGGTTTCACCCCAGTGCAGCAGGGCGGTGGTGCAGGTCAGGTGAGCAGTAATAAGGTCTATATCGGCTGGACCGGTACCGAACTGAAGGCGCAAGTTGATACCTATGACCAAGGGGCGATAGCTTTTAAGTCTGACATTCCTGCTGGCATTGGAGTCGGTCAAACGTGGCAGGCAGTTTCTCGCTCCGCGAATGTTTGGTATCAAAACACCACAGGCAGGTCGATTGTTTTTCAAATGCGGACAAATGCGACTGGTAACTTAGATATTTTGGTTGGCCCCAGCACGTCCGTTTTCTCTACGCAAGGTTGGGGTGACCTTTCTAGCGGCACCTATGACGCGGCTTGTGTAATTATCCCGCCCAATCACTACTACCGAGCAGGTGGTGGTGGAATGTCAATCACATCGGCGCAGGAGTTACGGTAATGGAAAAAGGTTTCTTTCATCCAAAGATAGGTTACTGGCAAACTAACACCGCACCCAGTGCGGAGATATTTGCGTCATACCTCGCAGGAACCGTTGACGTGCCGCTGATTCCTTCTGGGGACCACCAGTGGAATGGCTCTGAATGGGTTTACGTTGCCCCACCTCCCCCACCACCGCCCACACAAGCCGAACAAGAAGCCAACCGCCAGTCAGCCTACACCGCTGAAGCTGACCCGTTGTTCTTCAAGTGGCAGGCTGGTGAGCTTACAGAAGCCGAATGGTTGGCAAAGCGTGAGGAAATCCGCACAAGGTTTCCCTATCCAGAAGAGGTGTAACTACTATGGCTTACCAGTTAGGAACACGCAGTAGACAAAGACTGTCAGGTGTCCACCCTGATCTAGTTGCTGTCGTTAAAAGGGCTATCCAAATTACTGAGCAGGACTTCGCTGTTCTTGAGGGTATCCGTAACATTAACCGTCAGAGAGATTTGTTTAAGGCTGGTAAGTCTACTACAATGAACTCACGACACCTAACTGGTCATGCTGTAGACCTAGCCCCTTGGCCTATCTCATGGGAGTGGGAAGGCTTCCACCCTATCGCTGATGCTATGAAGCAAGCTGCTGAAGAACTAGGTGTTGACCTTGAGTGGGGTGGTGACTGGAAGAGCTTTCCTGATGGACCACATTTCCAACTCTCACGAAAGACTTACCCATGAGCAATGAACCTTGGCACCTAAACAAGAGTGTCCCTATTACGTTTATCTTTGCAATCATGTGTCAGACTGTCGCACTGATCTGGTTCGTGGCTACACTAAGTAATGATGTCGCTAACAACAAGAATGAACTAGCTAGGTTGGAAGTAAGAACCCAGAACCTAGAGGTGGTAGCACAGAGCCAAGCTGTCATGTTGGCCCGTATAGATGAGAACATAAAAGGTATCAGGGAGTTCCTAGAGAGGGGTCCATAATGGTAAGCAAGACGTTCAAGAGGGAGATAGCTGTAGCCTTACTTATCTGGTTGGTCTACATAGTAGAGGTGAAAGATGTCACTATCATTGAAGTCCTTGTATGGCCCATCTTTACGTTTGCTGCTGCTGCCTTTGGTATTGATGCTTATGGTAAGTTGCGGAGCAAGCCCTTTGAGCCTACTAA